TCAAAGCGTTTGTCTATAACGCGCTGATAAGATTCAGTAGCAATCTTTCCAAATGTAGAAGGAGCCTTATAAGCCTCTGGCTTTCCAGTCTCAGGATTAATAGTTCTTAAACCTTTTTCTTCTACAGCCTGAGCAAGATCAATGCCTTTTTTCTGCGCTTCATCTGCCGCTTCTCGATAGGCTAACTGAGCCATTGTTCCAGCAGCCCGACTGATTGCATTGCCAACTTCTTCAGCACCAGCCCTTGCTCGAACAACTCCAACTGGCTGATTAAAAACTTGTGTTCTTTGTCTTATTACAGCCATTACTAAGTCCTTACCTGTTCCGCTCTATACAAACCTTCACCTACTGTGCCAGCCGCATTAAACAAAGAAGCATAAAGAGCATTACGCCCCCGTCTTTTTGCAGCCATTGCCATCATATCAGCGCGTAAATCTTCAACACTTGTTTGTCTTGCAATACGCCCAATGTCTTGTGCAGCAACTTCTTTTTGCTTTTCTAAGAATGCTTCAACACTTCTATCTGTAGTAATGTCACGACCAGCCGCAGAAAAAGCAGCGATATTCGAAGAAGTTGCTAAATCATACTCCTCCATTCTAGCTCTAGCTTGCTGCATTGCAGTAACCTGATTTTGCCTTTTCTCAGTCTCTACATTAAATGCTTCAAGCTCAGCTTCTTGCTTAGCACCAATCCCTGATAAAAGCTGACCTCCAGCACTAAGAACAGTAAAAAAGTTCATTACACTATTAACTCCACTATAAGGCCATTAATCTGCAAAGATAACGGATCATTTTGCTCAATCGTTACTTGTGGATCACGACCATAACCTAAGATGCGAAACTCCTTCTTACCAGTAAACTTAGTCTCAGTAACCAAGTTAGTACCATTTACAGAAACTGATCTCGTATCTTTTAAATCAAGAACAACATTTGTAATGCCACGAATGCTACCAGTTGCAGGACCATTGCCTATCGCAGCATCAATAGGATTACTTACAACCTTAGAGGTAAACTTCTTGCCAACATAAGCATGAGTAAAGCCCAATCCAGAAACAGTTGTAAGATCTATTTCATTGCTAGCATTTACTGTAAAACTACCAATATGAGATAAATCAGTACCATCTGTTACAACGACATCTACTACATCACCATTAGAGTAAACAGAGCTTACATCAACAACATCACTAGAGATTGCACCATAAAGATAAAAATCTAGGCCAACATCTCCAGTAAACTCACACAACTGTAAATTACCATCTGCATCATAAGCATTAGCAAATAGCCTGTCCTCAATAGCGCAGACAGAACCAAAGTCACCATTCGTTGTAACCCTGCTCCAAGATGCTCTCTTTTCTGCTCTATTTGAAGAAAACAAAACAAGATCGCCATTGTTCGAAGTAAACGCAGCATAGGACTCAGGTAAACCAAAGCCACTGTGAACAACTGCCATATACTTAGGGCTATTAATTAAATGTGATGCTATTGTTGAAATAGCTGGAGAAACATAAGCATTCTCAGAATCAGAAAAGATATATTCTCTAATTATCTTACCATTTCTTTGTGCAAAGATTGTAGCTCCATCAATAGACATAGGTTCAACAAACTCTATGCCATATGGTGTTTGCTGTCTTATCTGAGCATTTGTTGGCGTTATCGCTTGGTTCAAGTAAGTAGGAACATAAAGTTCACTTGATGCAGTAAATATTTGAAGATCACGGTTAGAGATCAAATACCTTATTTCATTAACTTCACCTATTGAAGCGTTAATCTGTATAGCATCATCATCAGCCGCATCTCCAACATCAAAGTTAAAGAACTGACCGATCTTACTCATAAATATTCCATCAGGCTCTGCAATCGTTCCAGCAAAAACCAATCTATTTTCATGGAACTCAACTGCCGCAGGGTATCCTCTTTTTGCTGAGAAGCATTGTTCATCCCAAAAACGGCTTGCTGCATGAGTAGCTATTGTTACCTGACCACCACCATCTTCTGCACTTGAAGCAGCACCACCAGCCGTAAATGTGAATGTATTCTCATCAATAATACCACTTACAGTTCTAGCGCCATTTAAGTTTCCACTATTAATACCACCAGTCGCAGATGCACCAGAGATTGTAATAGATTCACTGCCAGCAAATCCATGATTAATCATTGTTACTTCAACAGTTGTGCTGCCATTAATCGTTCTAAATGGATTAAGAATAGGCAATCTAATTGATAACTCATCTACAACATCACCTGTTGCAGAGGTTGCAGACTGTACGCTTGTAATATTAATCTCATTACCGCCATAACGAACTGTTACGCCAACATGCAAAGAATCCAAATAATCTCCAGCAGTTTGAGTTCCAGTTGTATCCCAGTAGTCAGTACTAGTAACAAGTGTAATTCCAGTACCTGATGTTGCAGAAGGATCAAGAGTCGTCCCATGATCTTGAAACTGAGTGTAAGGCTGGAATGTAACGCTATTATCTGCACGTTTATCAAATGAAAAAGTGCTTATTTCAAACGCAGTAAGACTTGTTCGAGTAAGCAATCGTGGTGCAAACAAAGGATGGCAAATAAACATTACATCGCCAAACTGAGCCGTAGTATATTCTCTTAGATACTCACGATCAAAAGGCAAAGCAGCCGCACTTGTATCCGCAGTAAGAGTTGTAACTAAAGTTATAGTATCATCAACTACTCGAAAACATCTAACTTTCTGATGCTCAATGGATATTATGTATTCTTCATTTTCATCAAAGATAAATGGAAATAGATGTGATTGCTCTGGATATGTAGAATTAAATGTAATTCCATAGTCATAGATAAACTTCATTCCAGTGCGCTTTTTAATAGCACCTTCCGCAGTAACAATCATATTCTCAAGACGTTGAGCAGACGCAGCATAAACACCAGTGTCTACCCTAAAGATAAGAGAGTCACTTACCTCACCAAACTGAAAGCTGTTAATAGGAACTCTTACCTTTTGCATTAACTACGCCTTTCAGCAATAAACCTCGATGTATCCAGTTTGCGAGTTGTCTGTTGTTGTGAGTGCAAGCGTCTAGCTTGGATCATTTGAAAGTTTGCTTTGTTATCCATTAAGCTGGCTAAAGTTGCATCCCTAGCAACAGAAACAGCTAAAACTCCAGCCATCATATATTCTACAGCCGTAACAAAATATGGAGGCCAAGTAGACTCATCAGCCCTAAATACATAATCAGCAATAACAGTATCAGTCTCTACTGCATCACAAAAAACTTTGCTTCCATAAAGATCATACTTAATAGGACGCTCATCTACAGTAACCGCAGAAAGCATAATAAACTCAGATGGTAACTGATAAGCAGCATCAAAGCGTCCAGTCGGAGCATCAGCCAATCTGTTTAAAACTGCCTGATCTGTTGCAAAACGCCAACGAGAGTTGGTCAATGCAGAGCGAGCCATGTCTTCATACATAGCAGAGCTTACTGTTGCTTCAGCAGTGCCATCCTCAAAAGACTGAATCGCGTCACCCCCAATCAAGAGAGATGCGCGAGAGCATATTTTTATTGGTGTGTTTGCTACATCAGGCATAGTAGTTTGGGGGCCGAAGCCCCCATCCCTTTATTAGTCGCCATCTGTTTCTGCAACAGCCGTACCATCAGATACGTCTACAACAGTTCCAGTGTTCGATAGAACATTAACGAAATTAGTTGTTGGGACATTAGTATCACAAACAATAATCAAGTCACGAACAGCAAGCATATTAGCTGCACTGTTAAAGTAACCTTCTGTGTTTACAGTTGCGATTGGATCTGCGGTTGTGTACATCCACAGACTTCCATTTGAGTCACCACCAATTCGAGTTAGTCCACTTGCAGTGTAAGCCATGATCTATCTCCTTAGTTATTATCAAGGACTTCATAGACACCATCGTCATCAATAACGACAGCACCCATTGACATCATTGATGTTGCTAGGTGTGAGACCTTCTCTGCAACGTAGTTAACCTCAGTTTGGACATCAGCGTTGATACCAAGGCCAACAGCAGTTGTATGGTAAGCAAAGTTTTTGCCACCAGCTACTGCCGATGTAGAGAAGATTTTAAAGCCCAAGAACTCTTTCATTGTCATTCCACCTGCGTATGGCAGATTTTGTGGTCCAACATAGTCAGAGCTTGCAAACTCATTGATCGCAAACAAGTCAGCAAATCCAGCAGGAGACATTGCAAGATAACGCTGCCCGTCTTCTGGAATGTCAGCATTACCGAATGTTTCAAACAAAGATAGCAAGTCTGCTTTTTCAAGAGCCGAGCCAGTGTCATGGATCTGTGTTGAGTTTGCACCAGAATCCATTGCTGTTGTAAGAATCTCGTCAGTCTTACGACCTAGAGCAGCAGCAGCAGATTGTGCAACAGCTTGACGCTCGTTGATGTTAATCTTCAACTCGTCTAGCTTGTCAATATACTCAGGTGCATAAAAATCTGCCATAGTTGCTTCGGCAGTTGTATGTACTAAGTCCATCGGTGTCACATTACCATTTCGTGATTTAGTGTTAGCTGAGCCTTTTCCAATGATTTGGAAACGAGCAACTGAGCCAGTCACATTTGTAGAGCGAACAGTATTCCGTAGTTTAGAACCCATACGCTGATACGCCATGTGAACTTCTGTCTCAAACTGCTTGATAAAGGCTGTATCAATAGTATTAGCCATTTTTCAGTTCCTATTTTGAAGTTACAGTTCCTACGGGTGTCCATTCCGCTACGTCAATAAGGGTATCCTTTCGGGCCTTTCAGTGCATTACGGGCCGTAATGCGTCATCGTAAACATTTTTTTTGTTTGGATTGCAACGCACAAATTCAACATACTTGTGATTATTTGTTTCAGAAAACCCTACTGGCTCAAACCTTAACCATACAGCCCAGTCCAACATAAACTGATAATCAGTCAGTATTGTCATTGTTAAAAGTGATTGCGTCTTATCAAAGAAATCCAGAAACATTCTGGAACCTCTAGCTGTTGCTACAAAAGATTCTTTGATTTTATCAGAAAACATTGCAAACATTTGGGGATGATCTTGGTCATCGTTATACCAAAGACCACCTACAGCTAAGAATGTTTCTCCTTCCTTTCGTGCTAAATAACACTCAGAACATTCATACATTTCCTCAATAGCTTTTCTTATATCAGTATGACCTAATATAAAAAGCTCTCTTTGATTCTCTATACTTAAATTATTAACAACTTCATCAATGTGGTAAGGTTGAAAAGGAGTCAGATAATACTGACCCCTTTGAATAATTTTAACCTCTGTAGAGTTGTTGGAAGCCTTCTTCAACTTGCTTGACGAAATGCGGATCGCGTTTTGCTGGGTTGAAGTATCTTTCGTCATTCATCATCTCCCTTAATGCTTGCTCTGAAACTCCAGCAGTTGCTTGCGTATCTCCAGCAAATGAACCATCTTTCATTGCGTCCATAATTGCTTCAATAGCAAGAATACCTTCATGGCTTTCACACATTCTTTCAATCGCAGGAATAGCCGCTTCTGGAAAAAACTTATTTGCAAACAAGGATGCAGCCTCAATGCGGCTTTCAGCTTGATCTCCTAACTTAGCTGCTTCTGCATCAATGTCAGGTTCAGAACCAGCAATAGCTTGAGCATACATCTCAATACCCTTCTGAAACTCTTCCTGAGAATATCCATTCTCAAAAGAATGATCTGACCACCATTTTAATAATTCATTATCTACAGCAAACTCTTCATCTACAATCTCAGGTAACTGATAATCCCCAGCCTTTTCAGGCCGATCACTAAATGCCTCTGATTGTATTTCTTCTAAGATTTGATTGCGAATCTCTTCATCTTTAGCTCCTAACTTAGATTCAAGCTCTTTATAGGCTTTTGCTAAGTCTTCTGCTGTATTATATTTCTCAGGCAACCATTCTGGGCGTTCTGGTGCTGAAGCCTGTTCTACATCAGCTTCAGTTACAAAATCGCGTCCATCAGCTTCTGCTGCTTGAACTGCTGCTTCCTGTTCACTCATTTGTTTTTACTCCTATGTGAATGCGCCATGCGCTGTTCGATCAGCCCAACAATATATCGCTGACCTTCAATATGCCTAAGTTCTTCCGTAGTTACATTAGGCCCATTAACCATTTCGATAGTTATAGAACGAAAATACTTTAAAACCGCCTTACCAACAGGAGATTCAAAGACTTGTGCAATATTATGACTTATCTCCTCATCCTTGTCGGATGGGCGTTGTATTCCATCTATTCCAATATTAACCTTGTTCGGCAATCATTTGTCCTTGCTGTTGTTGCGCCACTTGCTGCGCTATTGCAGCTATTTGTCTACGCTGTTCTTCATCACGAATCAAGCTCTCTGGCACACCAAATTTTTTAGCAAGATGAATTGCTGTTTGTTCTGAGTCTATTAGAAGCTGCAACATCTCAGGCCCAAAGGTTCCACCAACAAGCTCTAAGAACCTTGCAACACTAGATATATCCTGATTTGCCTGAGCCTGTGCTAATGGGGATACAGAACGGACTTTAACTTCTCTCCCATTTACTGTAGGTACTTCTATGCGGCCCTGCTTCTTTAAGATGTATATTACACGTTGAAGTACGGGCTGCACGAGTTCAGCTTGCAATCTACCAAAGGCAGAACCAATACGGCGAGATAAGTCTGCCATGCGCTCAGCTACCTCAGTTGCTGTTGCTGGCGTTTTGTTTGGATCTCCAAGCATATCGTTGTAAAGCGCACGTTTAATATTCAATCGCATATCACTTAAAACAAGTTGCGCTACATCAAAGCGTCCTGCCGCTTGTAATGGTTGAAGTCCTTGACTGCCCATAGCTTTAGGAATGATCGATCCTGGAACGAGTTGAATTGTATCAGGATTAATAACACCATCATCTTCCATTTGATAAATACCAGATATTGCCATCTGAGCATTTTCAAGAATAAGTTCTATGGTTAAGTTAGTTGTTTTGATTGCAGACAAAGCATTTATCAATGGCCCACGACCATAAATCTCACCAGCACACTTTGACCATCTGAAGCAAACAAAAGGATTTGACCCAAGTCCAGACATCTCTTTCTGAGAAAGCACAGTGTTTGTCGTCATACAGATTGCATAACTCAAGTAAGCCTCTTGATTTATTTTACCATAGTCCTTGCAAACAACTTCAAGAACAGTTGTTTCTCTATCAGATCCCATCATTGAAGTGACTTTAGGATCAAAAGTAGCTTTAGGATACATGATAGGTAAATGATCAAACTTTACCTTTTTACGCTCACGATAAACGTGATCGATTCTATCGTCAGGACCAGTGTCAAGTATTACATGGGGGAGCGGTATTGCAGAAAAGTTTACTGGGTTAAGTGCGTCTCCCTCTTCTACACACAAGACACCAGTCCCGACAGCCAAGTCCATGAATGACTCATGTACTTCTTGGCTAAAGTTTGAGTTCTGTAGAACCTCAAAAACATATTCTGTTACTTCATCAAGCTCATTATCAACTTCTTCTTTTTGTTCTGGTGGTACTTCACTGCCAGCCATAAGATCAGCCCATCGTGCAAAATTAGGAACTAATCCAGATTGAAGTCTGCTTGCAAACTCTTGAACGCCAACAACAGCTGTTTCATCAAATATTTTTTCGTCTCTGCGCTGGCCTCTTTCTTCATAATAAAATGATTCACGCTGTGGCAAAGCATACTCATAACACTCTTCAAAAAGAGGAACCCAGTTTTCCCGAAGAGCCTTTGCTCTTTGATATAACTTAATATAATGCTTTGCCGTATCGTGCATTATTCAAACCTACCCATAAATCCACCGCCACCAGCTCTGAATAAAGAACGGCGACCTTTTCCGCCACGCATACCCCTTTGAGCCATAGTGCCTTCTAATGCTTCCATAATATCTTCACGTTTTTGAACAGCACGTTTTTCAGCCTCTTCGCGCTTTGCAATGTCTGCTTCTTCACGTTGTTCAGCCGCAGCTTGCTTCTCAGCTGCCGAAGGTCCAAAACACATAACAATCTCCTTTTTCTCTTCGTAAGCACAGAAAAGCAAAAAGCTCAATGCACAAACTACAACCTAGCCCAA